AGCAAAGAGCTGCTAAAGCTACAGGAAAGACTTTAGAAAAAGAATGGATTTCTTATAGAGATGGAGATGTAAGAGAGGCACACTTTATTCTAGACAATCAAAGAGTTCCTCTGAATAGTTTTTATCTGTATAATGGTATTAAGTTGGATGCTCCTAGAGATCCTAATGCTCCAATTAGCTTAATTGCTAATTGTAGATGCACAGAAGCTTATATTGAGGTAATAGATGAATGAAATAGATAGACCAGAGAATCTTTCTTTTAAGAATGCTCCTATTGAGCTAAAAGAGGATGGAGATACAAGATACATAGAAGCAGTTTTTTCATTATTTGACACTATAGATAGTGATAATGATGTAACTAAAGCTAATGCTCTTAGATCAGGATATACAGGCAATAAAGTGCCATTAGTATGGAATCATGATTGGAGTAAAGTCATTGGTAGAGGTGTTATAGAAGCAGATAATCAAAAAGCTGTGTTTAAAGGATATTTTTTAAATACTGAAGCAGGTAAAGAAGCTTATGAAACTGTAAAGGCTATGCAAGATATGCAGCAATTCAGTTATGGCTTTCAAGTAATGAAATCAGAAAAAGGAACTCATATTGACTCTAAAGGAGAGGAAGTTCCTGTGAGGGTGCTACAAGATGTAAAAGTCTGGGAAGTATCTCCTGTTTTAGTAGGAGCACAACAAAATAGCTTTGTTCAAGCTCTTAAGTCAGGCTTAGAGCCTTATGATGATCCAGATGAGGAAATAGATGACACAGATACAGAGTTTGAGGAAGTACAAGAATCTGATGAAAAATATAAAAAATGTACTTATGGAAAAGATGGCAAATGTGCCAAAGAAAAAGATTTAGAGATTTCAAGTGAATCTGATACAGGTATCAGTAAATCATCCCAACAGGGTATGAGGCTTGGAGAACATGCTGTAGCTTCTCTTGAGGAGTTAAAGGCATTCACAGAGAGGATTGAGGATCTTGCATCCTTAAAAAACTCTGAAAAAAAGACACTTAGCCAGAAATCTACAGAGATGGTAACTACATACATAGCAGGACTAAATGCAATTTATTCTAAGTTGGATGATGTCTTAGCTGAGTTTGGTTATGATCCTGTTAAAGATAATGAGCTATTCATTGATGTTCAAAAGAACATTATGAAAAATAACTGAAATAGGAGAAAATAATGGCAACATTAAAAGAAATGAGAGCTGAAAAAGCTATCAAATCAGAGGAACTTGCTAGAATTTTTGATTCTGTTAAGGATATGTCTGAACTTTCATCAGATCAAAAAGAGGAAATCAAAAATAGAAATGATGAATTAGCTTCTTTAGGGGACAAGATTACTGAATTACAGGATCTTGAATCTGTTAAGAGTGCTAACAATGATGATATGGAAGCTTCTAAAAAAGTTTCTGGAATGCCTGTATATGGAGAGCCAGAAGTTGAAGCTCCAAAATCACTTGGACAACAATTCTTAGATTCAAAAGCTTATAGTTCTTTTGTTGATCATGGTATAAAGAATGTGCCTTTTGAGGCAAAAACTACTATGACTACTTCTGTTTGGACTAGAGATACTGTTTATCAACAGGTTATACCTGCTATTGAGCCAGATCCTAATCCTGCATTAGACTTAGTAGATTCTATTAATACAGATCAAACAACCTATTACTTTTTGCAAGAATCAGCAACAAATAATGCTGCAGAAAAAGCAGAAGCTGCTGCAGCTCCAGAGGATGCTTTTACTTATAGTGCTGTTACAGCACCTGTAAGAAAATTCATCACAACTTTGCCTATAACAGCAGAGTTGCTTGAGGATCAAGCAGGAGCAAGAGCATACTTTGATGGCAGACTTGCAAATCATGTAATGCAAAGATTAGAAAAACAATTCCTAATTGGTGGTGGTGTAGCTCCAGATATTAAAGGACTTACACAACAAACAGGAATCAATACAATCACTTACACAGCAGGAGCATATCCAGCTAATGCAGGTGGTAAATTGAGAACAATCCTAGAGGGTATTAAAGATATTGAAGTTAATGGAAAATTAGCTCCAGATGCTATCTTGATGAGCCCAGCTGCTTATGAAGCACTTGCTGGACAAGTTGATGGCAACAATAACTTTATGCTTGGTGTATCTGCTCAAGCAGGTAGCCCAACTATCTGGGGATTACCTGTTGTGAAATCATCACAAATTGGTGGAGCTGTTTCTACAACTATTGATGTAGTTGTAGGTAAGTTTGGTGGATCTTTAGCTGCTAACCATGTATTCAGGAGAGGAATGGAATTACAAATTTCTGATTCTGCTGCTGATGGGGACTTTGGCAAAGATATCCTTACTGTTAAAGCATCTTTAAGATATGCTTTAGCTGTGTATAAGCCACAAGCTTTCACAAGAATTAATGATATTGAATAATAGCTAATTAATATGGAAAATAAACAGAGTCAATCTTTTGTTATGAGTAATGAAGTGATTGGCTCTGCTTTCCATAAGGAGAATAAAAATATGAAGTTTATAGAAAAAGAATCAGATTTTGTTTGGCAAGATAATGCCACAGGCAAATTTGGTAAAGGTAAAAATTGCCCATTCCAAAGTGGAGTTCTTATAGCAAGTATGGGAGATCCTGTACCTGATGTTAAGATTGCACCTAAAAAAGCACCTGCACCTAAAACAAAAGCTGTAAAGCCATCAGAAAATAAATAACTTTAAGGAGTAGATATTGAGTCATCAATATGTAGATAAGAACACCTTAAAGACATGGATGGGCTTATCTGGATCAACACAAGATAATAATTTAGATTATGCACTAGATGCAGCTTCTGCTGCTATTGATGCTTATACAGGCAGACAATTTACAATTTCAGGCTCAGTAGAAACTAGATTGTATGATTGTGAATTTATGGATTATGCAGATGTTGATGATATTGCTACAACAACAGGGCTTATAGTTAAAACACTTAATGCTGATGGCTCAGTAAATGAAACACTTACTTTAAATACAGATTATTATTTAGCACCTTACAATGCAGATAAAGTAGATCCTATATTGCCATTTACTAAAATAATTATGGCTATAGAGAAATCAGGTAAGGTTTTACCTACAGAACATAGACAGGGTTTATCAATTACAGCTAAGTTTGGTAGCCCAATACAAGAGGGAGCAAATCCTGTTCCTGCTGCAGTTGCACAAGCAACACTAATACAAGCCTCAAGATACTTTCAGAGAAAAAATAGCCCAATGGGTTTTTCTGGTAATCCAGAAACAGGACAACCTGCTGTGGTATTTTTATCAGAACTTGATCCAGATGTTAAGAATTTAGTTAAATCATTTAAGAAAACAACAATAACTCTTGCATCAGGCAGACCTTATGTTGGACTTACTGCAATCAATACCAATAGACAGTATGACAGATGAAGCTAACACTAGAGGGAGCTTTAGACTTATCTAGGTCTATAAATTCACAGACAATCTGGAATAAAAGAAGTACAGATTATTTTAATGAACTAGCAAAAGAACTTAAGCAAGATTCTTTGAATGCACTATCAAATAAGCCATCTCCTCAATCTAATGCAGGTAGAGGTAACAAAAACACAGGAGCAACTAGGAGAAGTGTATTTACAGCTAAGTTAGGTAATACAAACAGGCTTAGGATGTCAGAGGGCTTCAAATTAGCTACAGATAAACAATATGCACCTTTTATTCATGGAAAGCCAATATATAGAGGATTTAGCCCTGTTAAGAAAACTAGACCATTCTTTCCACCATATCAAGAGGGATCTAGTCTTGCTAGGTGGGCTAAGAGAGGACAACCTAAAATGAATCCTTTTCTTGTAGCTAGAGCAATATCTAAAAGAGGTTTAAAGATGAAGCCATTTATTGGTGGTGTAGTCTATGAGAAGCAGAAAGAGATTAAGGACAGAGGGCAAGAGATGTTAGAATTGATTGCAAGAGATATAGCTAGGAGTGTTAGATAATGGCAGCTTTGACAAGTATTAGAGATGGACTTAAAACAAGATTAGAAACTATTTCTGGACTTACTGCAAGTGAGTTTGTGCCAGATTATATAGTACCTCCAATAGCTCTAGTAGCTCCATTAAATACTCTCAACTATGATTCAACAATGGCAAGAGGTGCAGATACTTATGAAATTCCTATAGTTGTGTATATATCAAGAATTGATGCTCAGACTTCACAAGATGAGGTAGATGCTTACTTAGCTTCATCAGGTGCTACATCAATTAAAGCTGCTATTGAGGGAGATCCAACTTTGGGAGGTGCAGCTATGTCTGTTAGAGTTATAAGTGCAACTGATTATGGAGAGTATGAAGTAACACAGGGAACTAGCTATCTTGGTGTAACATTCAATGTAGAGGTAATAGCATGAAAATTAAAATATTATTAGGAAGTGATTTCCTACTAGATAAAAAAGAAGTAAGAGCAGAAGCAGGAGAAGTTTTAGACTTGCCTGATAAAATAGCTAAAGCATTAATTAAGAATAATGCAGCAGAAAAAGTTAATAGTAAAATGAAAAGAGCTAGAACTAATGATGGTAAATTTATTAAAGATGATCCATCAACAGTAGAAAATGAAGCTTGGATAGAGGAGAAATAGATGCCTAGTTTTACACATGGTAAAGATGCAGTAGTAATTTTAGATAATACTAATCTTTCAAATACACTAACAGATGCTTCTTTATCACTTACAGCTGATGTAGCTGAAACAAGCACATTCTCTAATTCATCAAAAACTTTTGTAAGTGGCTTAAAGGATGGCACAGCTACCTTATCAGGTTACTTTACAACATCTAGCCCAGATGCCAATGCAGAGTATTTAGCTCAACTTGGAGGATCTGGGGCAGCATTCTCTATAGCACCTATAGGATATACAAGAGGGGATGCTGTGTCTTTTGGAACTACTATTGCAACATCTTATGACAGAAGTGCAGATGTAGGCTCAGTAGTTTCAGTAGCAGTAGCATTTCAATTTGATGGAGATGCTTTTAATGGTAAAAGTATGGTAGCTCCTGCAGCTTTTACATCAACATCAACACAGACCTCAGTAGATTTTGGAGCAGCAGGTACTAATGGAGGAGGTGCAGTTTTACATGTTACAGCAGCAAGTGGAACAAGCCCAACATTAGATGCTAAGATTCAAACAAGTTCTGATAACAGTTCCTTTTCTGATTATATTACATTTACTCAGGCAACAGGAATGACATCAGAACTAAAGACAAGTGCAAGTGCTCCTGCTAGGTATGCTAGAGCTGTTCTAACAATAGGAGGATCATCTCCTAGTTTTACAGTAGCTATAGGATTTGCACAGGGATAAATTAAGGAAATAGAGGAGAGGATAAATGCCAACATTTACACATGGAAAAAGTGCAGCTTTTAAAATAGATGACTCTGGAGGAACATTAAGAGATATTTCTAATGTTTTAACAGATGTTGCTGTTTCAAGAACTGCTGATGTAGCTGAGGTTTCTGCATTTTCTAATAGTTCTAAAGCTTTTGTAGCAGGACTAAAGGATGCAAGTATCACTATATCAGGATCTTTTGATGCAACTGTTGATGGTTATCTCAAAGCTATACTAGGAGTAGAGGGAGATTTTGAGTTCTATCCAATAGGAACTACAGGAGGAAATCCTAAAGCTTCAGGAAAAGCAATAATGACATCTTATGATAGAACACCAGATGTTGGAGGAGCAGTAAGCTTCTCAGCTGCTTTTCAAGTTAGTGGAGATGTAACTGAGGGAACTGCTTAAAATATAACTTAAGTAATTCACAACAGAAAAGAGGTTATCATGAAAAGACTTAGCATGGATGATATATCTAATGCACCATCTTTACCAGAGAAAGAGATTGAAATACCTGAATGGGATGCAACAGTATTAGTTACAGGTTTAACTAAAGCTGATGCAGTAGAGATTAATGAACTATCTGAAACAGATGGAATAAGAGATGAAGTCTTATTTGAAAAACACCTTTTGTTAAAAGGTTTAAAAGATCCACAGCTTGATGATTTAGAACAGGTTGAGGAGTTTTATAGTAAAGCTACACCATCAATAGTAGATAAAGTTCTTATAGGGATCTATAGGTGTATGGCTTGGACTAAGGAGGATCAGGCTTCTATAGCCTCTGAGTTTCCAGAATAATACAGAGTTGGCTTTTGAATTTAGACTAGCTTTAGATTTAGGCATGACAGTTGATGCTCTT